GTCAGCTTGCCCTGAGTAACCACAATGTGCTCAGCAAACGCCTTGTTCAGCGCCTTGCGAATGTTCGGCACCTGCTGGTCTAGCGGAACAACCTTGGCCATCATGCCCTCCTTGCAATCACTTTACAGCCGTATTTCAGATCACCCGACAGCAGCGGGTTGATCTCAACGATCTTCCACTGTGAATCTTGATAACGGATCAGGTCGAGCGTTGTTGGCCAGATCTCATCAATCTTTGCCGAGTTGATCCACACTTCTATCGCGTGCACCTGCTCAACGCCACCGCCTTCATTGGTGACCATTGTTTTGGTGACGGCCCCAGCGGCTTCATAGACCTGCTCACCAATGGTCACATCCCCAGTGGTCGGGTCATACCCCTGATTTACGCGGACGTATTCAACGCTGTTTACGCGGTAGAGATCGACCAGGCTATTCGCAAGAGGCTTCGCCCACTGATCCTGAAAGGCCATGGCTAGCTCCTCACCCTTAAGGCAACCTTACCGGCGCCGGTTGAGGTATCAGACCAACAGCCGAGGATGTCCACCAGCTGTGGATACTTCTGCAGGATCAACGGTGCGCTGGCATCAACCTTGGTCGAAGAGCCTTCCTTCACGTCGTAAAACTCTTGGCTAAGCTCGCCAAGCTGCTGCCGCTTCACCGCACCAAGCGTGCCACTCTCAACCGTGCCGACAGTCGGCGGTGTCGTGTGAAGCTCTAGCGCCAGATACGACGTGGCCTCAATGATCTCCTTTGGCAGCATGTCGCATTTGGCCTCGATGTCGCGGCATGTCGCCTTCGACCGCGGCCACTGCAATGCCTGCTCTGCGTCGGTGTCGTTAGTCGATGGCGTGCAACGCTTGCCTGCGTACTGCAGCATCTCAAGATTGCGAGTCGCGGCCATCAACGCAGTTTCTTTCTGCGCCGTGGTCAATGCAGACCAATTGGCCTCAAGCATCGAGCCCAAATAGTAATCATCAGCCTGAGCAACGCTGATGTAACTGGTGGCCGTGCTGCTTCCGAGAGTAGAGACAAAAGCAGGCATCAGACAAGCTCAGTGTGAGTGATTACAAAGCCTGCACTCAGCAGGTACTCCTTCATTTTAGAAAGGTCGATCCTATCAACGTCAAACAGCTGGAAAATGCCTGACTTGTAGGCATGGATGCGGACCATGTTGACCATCTTGCCGAGGCTTCGGGGATGAGCCATCAGGCTAGACAGGCACAAAAAAGGGAGCCCGCAAAGGCTCCCCCGGTTGAACATTCCTCGCCAGTATGGCTCAGGCCACAAGCCCCCCAAAGGGACTGTTCACGGTCAGCTCCACCATTGGGATCAGGCGAGCGTCGCTGTAGGCAAGGCCCCAGTTGGTAGGAGTTGCCAGCTGTGCATTGGTCGGGCCGTCGATCGAGGCAGACCAAGTGGTGCCAGGGATGTGCATCAGGTTGCTGTAGTGCACAGCAACTGCATCCTGCAGCGATTGGATGTTGCGATCGGTTTCGATGCGCACAGGGAACTGATCGCCAGTCACCACGCTGCCGTTGCCGAACAGGTAGCAGACGAACTGCTCTTGCTCGCCCACGCCACCGCGGATTGGCATCTGGCTGTCAACGATCACCTGCAGGCCCATCATGAAGCCAACGTCGGACCGGGTGACACCGATACCGCCGCCGCCCCAGGTCACGGCGCCGGAGGCTCCCAGTGCAGAGGTGCTGAAGGTCAGAGCACCGACCTGCTCGAGGTATGCAGCCACAGTCGGGTGCATTGCGATGGTGGTCAGGCTGCCAGCCCGATCACCCAGCAGGTACTTGGCCTCGGTAATGTTGGCCGCGGTCAGGTAGTTTGCCTCAGACGCGCCGGTCGTAACCGACTTGTTCAAGGAGTTGGTGGCGTTCAGCGGACCGCTAGGACCAAGCAGACCAGTCAGCTGCGAAAGCAGCTTGGCGGTCATCTTGCGGTCCATGTCAGCAGCAAGCTGGCTGCGGAAGTGAGCCAGAGGATCTTCGCCGGTTTGATAACGGCTGAGATCATCACAGCTGAACATGAAGCCGCGGTACGTGTGGGTGGCGTACTGCGTCGAGGCGGTTACCTTCTGGCTGGTGAAATAACCATTGCCATTGGTGCCCCAAGTATCGCTAGAGGAAATGACTTCCTCGGTAGCGTTGATCGGGTCAAAGAATGGCACCTCAAGGCGGCTGCCGACAATGCCGCTAAGACGTGCATCACGCAGAAGCACACCCGAGCGGATGAAAGCAGAACGCTCAAAGATCTCCTCTGCCAAATAACGGGCAAAGGGAGCAGAGGTGGCTAGCCGAGTAGCCGACCCGATGTCAGAGGTAAAAGTTGATGCAGGGTTAAGGTTGCCAGGGAAAATGCCCATCGGTCTGTAAGGTTGTTTTTACGATGGCGACCCACGGGGTCAAGATGCCTGAGCTTTGAGACGTGCCGCAAGCTCAGGATTGGTTGCCTCAAGCTCCACGATCTTCGTGAAGTTCTTTGAGACGTAAGGATTGTCTCCACCACCAGTGGAAACAGGTGTTGAGCCACTGCTGCCCATTCCACGCGCTCCGCTGCCAGCGAACATGTATGCAAACTGGCTATCAGGACCCTTGAGGTTATTTAGGAAAGATCCAAGGTCGGTCTCGACGCCCCCATCGAGCGCAACCACGGAACCATCCTTCAGCCTCAATTTGTCCTTAAGCAGTGCGTACATGTGCTCTGACTGCTGAACACCGGCCTGCTGAAAAGCAGAAACGGCGCGAGCTTGAATGGTTGCCTGCTGATGGGCCGCGGCCATCTCTTCCTTCTCTCGCTGCAGTTGAGCAATTTGCTCCTGCAGCTGTGAGTTGGTTGCGGTGGCTTCCTTCCAAAGCGGCAGATACTCGCCTTGCTCTTGGAGCTTGGCTTCTTTCTGCTTCTTGGAGTTGGCTTGCAGCTCGGCAATCTGTCGCTGTAGGTCTTCGACGGTTTGGCCGACCTTTCGCTTCTCGCCGATCAGCTCGGCGTTTTTCGCTTTCAGCAAATCAATCTGAATTGCCAGGTCGTTTTGTTCAGCCACAGGCTGTTGAGCTTCACCCACAGGGTTCATCTCGGTGTTGTCAGACATACAGGGGTCAGGGCTTCAGGCGCTCCACAGGAGCTATTTCAGAGTGTAACCGGCTTGAAGCGCCCGACACCATTCGCGTCTCTGTTTATCAAATCCCTCAGCGCAACTTCTGGCCGCGTGCCGCTTCTTACCGCTTTCTGGAATCTCTCCGCACGAATGCTGCCAGCATTGCCGCCACCAAAGAACATCTGCTGAGTCGTGCGGTTCGACTGCGCCAAGAAGTCGGCATAAGTTGGCGGCTTGCCATCCTTGCCTTTGATGTCAGTCGAGACCCGGTAGAGCTTGCTGCCCTTGACCTTGAGTTTGGTTTTGTACTCTCGGCCAGCTGGTAGATCATCACGCGTTGGCGAGACCTGCAAGCCTGCTCTAACGTCTGCTGCAGTTTCAGGATCAACAGCGACGACTCTGCAGCGGCAGTTGATATGAAGCGGCCACTCCGGGGCATCGTTTCGCTTATCCCAGCGCTGGCCATCAAGTGGCGCGCATGTCGGGCATGTCTTGCTATCGAGCGCAGCAACCCACTCCCACTGCAACCCGCTTAACTGTTCCTCGTTGGCGCGAAACACCTCCTCGTTGACTTGGCGGTTTGCATCCTGAACCGCAGTGCGCGCGATCGCTCGCTCCTCGGCCAAAACGCGCCGCGTTGCCGTTGGGCCTTGAGTGTTCACATACTCCTCACCATTGCGCGTCGTGGTGCTGATGATGCCCTTGGCAATATCCTCGGTTGACTGGCCTTCAAGAATGCCGCGCGTTACAACCTTATTGATCACGTCCTGATTGGTTCGCATCCACGCAGAAACTGGGCTGTCTGGCGTCGCCGAAAACAGGTCAACCACGCGCTGGTTGTTCACCTTCGACTCAAGCGCAACACGCACGCTGTCTTGCACGTTCAAACTAGGGAAGCCGCGGCCAATAGCCTCAGCAGTTCTAACCTGCGCAGCAGGCACGCTAGCGCCAGAAGCCTCAAGCATCTTCACTGCTTCGGCCGCCATCTGCGGCGCCTCCTCAGCCAACTGCGTCTGTAGCTGATTCAAAAACTGTTGGTTGTAAGGCCCAAGCGCATCCAGAATCCGCGGTTGCAGTTCGCGCCATGCACGTTCACGGAACAGATCACCAGGCGGCGGCAAGCTGGCCACCAGATCCTGCACACGCTTCATCGAAGCCAGCAGTTGCGGCTCCAATGCCGCCACCACCTTTGCCTCACGATTGGCCAGTGCAAACGCTTGGCT